CCGTAAATTAGTTGTAAGGCAATTATACCAGCTTCTGGCGATGTTGTACCAGCGGCTACCGAAGTTTGAAGTGCTAAAATACCGTTCATCCCATCAAGACTACCTCTTAATTTAGCTTTTTCGTCCGCTTCAATTTGTTCAGGGTCTTGTGTGTTTTCAGTACCGTTTAATGCAATTGCGGCGCGGTTGGCTGCATCATTATCAATTAACGTTAACATGGCGTTTACCTTTGCTTTAATTGCTGTACGCTGTAAGGCTTCAGCCAGTTCATAAAAGTCAATATTTTTACTACTGAATTCATATTCAAGTTCGCTAAATATTAAATTGAAATGCGTATGCAGAACCTTGTTATATTGCGTGGTTAATTCACTTGCCAAAATAAAATTAATTTCGTCAATAGTTTTTCCTTGAAACGGTTGGTATTTGTCTTGGGTTTCAATTTTAAGTATTTGGCGCGGTTCGTCAGCATAAACCTTTTTATTTATTTTATTGTTTATGGCTTTTATTACGTGGCTGGCTGCACCGCTTTTATTTGCTTTACCTAACGTTTCCATTAAGTAATCAAGCGGCTCCATTGCGAAATCATTTGGGAATGTATGCGTTACAACAAGGTTTTCGGCCATGCTATTAACTTTTGCTATACACACGTAAATAAATACGTACGCTTCGCTGTAATGGTCTGCAAAATCCTTTATAACATCATATACAGATTCCAGGTCAATTTCATTTTCGGTAGCCGTTTTAACAACTTTGGTATGGCCATAAGTGCCACTGTTATAAACAGCCCCCAATGCGTAGCGCTTAATGTCGTCAAATCCAAATTCCTTTTGAAATTTAACTAACTCAATTGGTGGGCCTTTATATGCCATCATGTTTTCAAGGCTTACCATTTCCTTTAAATCATCCGGCATTTTAATACCAATTAAATCGGCTGAACTTGTATGTACAACTGTGCCTTTGCCGTTACAATTTTTACAAACCTTACCTTCTGGTGTACTTCCGTTATTACAGGCAATGTGGTTGCCATCAAATTCATAACCTTCGCATTTTGGCAAGTATGCAAATTTTTGTGGGAAAGTATGTAACCTTTTTGTTAAGCTGAATTCCGACATTGTTTGAATGCTGTCTTCAAAATAACATTTTGCAGCATGAACAACCGGCACACAGGTTCGGTAATCGGTTAATACGTCCATATTATTACCGAAACGAAATGCAGGCACAAACCCAAAATTATGATTTGTTACTGTTATTTGGTACCATCTTTCAGAACTATCTTTATTTTCGCCGGTAGGAAATAAATAAACGTTACCTCGTACAATGGTTGATAAATCTGTATTTTTTTCTATTAAAATAAATTTTGGATTCGCATCTTTCCATTGAGATACCATTGTATGATGAACCTGTGTAGCTTTAACTGTTTGATTTTCAAAGTAAGCATAAAGCACCTCCCCCTTATTCATTTTACCTTTGTCATCAACAATAAGTAAATCATTCCTTACTATTAACCATTGTAAAATATTGTCTTTGTACAAATAATTTACGGCTTCAGTACTATTAACCTCAAAAGGATATGGTTTAATTGTAGCCGGTTTGTTTGGCAATGTGGCACCTTTGAATTCAATAACACAAAAGCTGTTACAATCCGTTTTATCAAATTGAGCCATGCGTTTTTCAAGATACTTTTCAACACTTTGTTTACCCCAAAAATGATCCCCTATTTTAAGTATTTTTCTTTTGTTTTCAGCCGTGGTCATAGCATCTTTACCTTCCCAAACAAAATGCTTCATTGCAGGGGTACGTCCTACTTTGTTTAAAGGCTTTACACAACTATTTAAAATGTCGGCTGTATTTACAATAGTAAGATTAACACGCTGTTTATGCATTTCAGGAGTTTCGCTTGGCGCAAATATTTCTAACTTTTCATCAAGCCCTTCACCGGTTGAATAAATGGTATAGTCTTTAGCTAAATCAACTACGTGCTGATAATCCTGGTGCCTGGAATTGTTTTTTATGGTTTCAAAAAAAATGGCAAGGTCGTCTTTGAATTCTGGCATGGCTAAATTTGTTTTGGTTATACAAATATAACTAAAATTAAATTTTTAACTATTGCCCTTTAAAGTAGTTATTAAACATACTTGTTAGGGCATATAAAGCCGCGTCAAGGCAATTGTGAACTAAAATACCATTAGCAAAGTATTCGTGTTCTTCATTAACCATTAAGTCGTAAACCGATTCTTCTTTCACAATTCTTTCATTGGTGATAAAAAAAACTTTCTCGCTTATTTTTTTTCCGTCAAATACACAAAATATATTATTATGCATTAATAGCGATACACGTGTAAAACCTTTGTTTTTTGTGTAAATTTTATGATCTGGCGTACATGTTAATTTTTTATCACCAATGAAATAAGATTTAACTTCTTTAACGCCATTATTGAAAACTTTTAAAACAGGCTTATAGCCTTTCCTAGTTAATACTAAATCGCCAACCTCAATTTGATCAATCCTTTTTTGACCTGAAATAGTGGTTATTAAAGTACTTCCAACGAAACAATGGCCATGCTCTTGATAAGTCTTACCATTTTTGGTTATTGTTGATTTTAATATCCCACCATCAGGCCCCTCTTTACAAAATTCCAAATCGCCACGTAAATTCTTGCACTTTTTATGAATTTCAATATCAAACGGAAACTTCCCAGCAAAGGCTTTATTACAAAACCGGCGGCGTGATTCTAAACCTGTATTAACTATTACTCGTCGGCTTTTATTGGATAACCACTTTTTAAACTTCTTTTCAATGGCGTGGTAATTGTCCCGGGTGTCCTTGCTGACTGTGGATTTATTTCCGCCTGAATAATCGCCATAATAAAACATGCCGTTTTCAAGCAGGGGTTCATTAAATGTTATTATTTCTTCGCTTAAAGTTTCACTATCGTTTTTAGGGTTTTCCAAGCAGTATTCATCAAAAAATCTTACCAGATAACGCCCTGTTTCTTCATTTAGTTTTAACTGCAAGCACAGACCTGTCATATATGGTACCGCGTTAAAGTCAAAAGTTAAATGTATTGAAGCGTCAGGCCACGGTTCAAATTCAAGTACATGCTTCAAACGGTTGTATGTTGTGCAATACTCCCCACCTGTTTTACCAAAAGGGGAACCGTAAATAAGCATGTCAATTAAATTCTGATTGCCTACTAAGTCGTCAAGAATACCTTCAATAAATCCGGCTGGCAAATTGTTTTTATTATGGTAACTACTGGCAATAACTACTAGTTGGCGGCCTTTGCGCTTGCGGTAATAGTCTGTTTCACTTAGGCAGTGTTTAATAATTTCGTCAGCATCATCATCAAGATGGAACCATTCGCTTAACCATTTTGCTTTAGCTGGGGAAGTAAATATATAAAGCGGATTATAACCTTTAATTTCATGCCCTTTTTGGTTTATTATTTTACCTTCAGCATCTTTAAACCAAACACCTTCAGCCAAGTTGCTTTTTAGTATATCATCAACTAGGCCAGTTTGAGCATTATATTTGGCTGTCTTATACACGGTACCGTCTGATCCTACCATCATACCATTTTGGCGTAAACGTTGTATAATTACTTCTTTAACGGCTTCTTCTTTTGTATCTTTTGTTTCGTCAAGGCAAGCCCATCCAAATTCTGTTCCATCAATTACTTTATAATTATCTAATGAGGCAGTAAATATTAACCCCCCATTTTGAAAGCTGATTGTATTTTCATAAGATGATAAGTCTGCACCAAAGCGTTTAAAGTTTTTTGGTGGCTGTATGTTTTCAACATAGTGTACCCCTTTAATAAGGCAAAACTGTTTTTCCCAAACGTTTTTAACCCGGTCTAATGTAGATTTGGCTAACTGGTTGTAAGTGTTAGCACCAATGAACCCCCGTACCTCTGGATTATTTAATATAAAGTCAAACGACAAAACGCCAATAACCTGGCTTTTGCCAATACCAATACCAGAATGGAATAGAACCCGGTCTGCGGTTGTTTCAAGTATTTCTTGCTGCGGGTCGCTATAATCTAGTGCTACATTTGTGGGTGCAGATTGTGTACTATAAGAAATATTGTCAAAATCTAATTCGCCCATTTTTGTTTCAATGTGGTGGCGCTGGCATGCGGAACTAATTTAACGTAATCTGAAAAAGGAATATTAAGCAGATAACCATTTTGCCCGTCACAAACTTCTGTTACCTTACCTTTTTCGGCTGGCTTTGCAGAAATAATTAATTTAACATTTAATAGTATTGGTTTTAAAACACAATCCTTGTAAATGTCTGCATCTTCTTCGGTTATTATCCCGGCCTGCATGCGCGCATAATATTCGTCAGTATAATAGAAAGCATCAAAAAGAATTTGCATGGTACAAATATAAAACAAAAAACCCCGTAATGTATATTACGGGGTTTAATGGTTTTCTTCATTTTTGTATGAAAGATATAAAGAACGTTTTTAAAATTACATAAATATTTTGTCAATTAAAAACATTACCACAAATATCCCTGAAAACATACAGGCCATAAATAAAACTAATAACACAAGGCTTTGCAAAACGGTACGATCATTCTTTATGTAATAAGTTGGTTTAATTCTTTTCATGAAATTTGCCTTTTATTATGCGCTTTGTTAAAATTATTGATGATTTCTTGCGCCCTGCCTTTGTCAAGTTTTATTAACGTTTTTAAAAGGTTAAATCGATATGCAAAGCCTTTGCGTTGGTCGTGTATTTGCTTTATTAAATAATCGCGTTCCACTACGCTTTAGTTATAATTGTCAATTCACCTTTTTTAATAAGGTCGTTGTGAACTTGCTTGAACAATTTTATTGCATTGTAAAGGCTCGATGCTGGTAGATAATGGAAATGCTTTTGTTCATCAATCATATAGCCAACTAATTGATCAGTGGTACCTACCTTAATGCCAAGAACCTTTTTAGCCTTATACACTGGTATAAGTTCTGCCACTGTTACGGTACCATTAAGTAGGTTTAGCCGGTAAACCTTATGCCCTGGGTTAAGTAGTTTTGTTTCGCCCTTGTATGTTACTTTAACGCGGTCAATCGTGGAATACCCTTTTTTCATTAGTCTTCGTCTTTTTTAATGTTAAACCATTCTTTCGGTTGGTGGTCTTTTAGCCACGCCAGTAGGCACTCAATTTTCTGTTTCATTTGTAATGCTTATTAATAAGTTTAATAGTACCAATAATAAAATTAGCTAAAGCTAATAAAAAAAGCGAACACATTAGGGTAGATAACCAATAATGCCTAGTTCCCCATTCATAATGATATGTCCCCTGGTAATCTCCGAGGAAATGAGGATCAACTTTATTAATCCATTCAGGTAAATAAGTGCTTAAAATGGCTATAAAAAATAACGCAATTAACCTGAATGCTATGCCTAAAAATACTATTGTTTTCATATATATACTTTTTTCACCCCAAAAGCCCGGCATGTAGAACACACGACCGGGCTTGCTGCTTTTTCAACCCACTTGATACAGCTCATTGGGTATTACCTGAACTATTCAAGAAACAGGTAAAATTTTTTCAAATACTACTTTTGTAAGAATTTCACGGCAAATAATAGCTGTTAATTCTTGGTTCTTTTTCCTAGCAGCATCAGCATCAGCATCAGCATCAGCATCAGCATCAGCAGCATCAGCAGCAGCAGCAGCAGCAGCAGCAGCAGCATAAGCAGCATAAGCAGCATAAGCATCAGCATCAGCAGCAGCAGCAGCAGCAGCAGCAGCAGCA